ACTTTTGATCCTTAAGCTGATTACTTACACTATGGGTTCCACGTATAAGGTTTGGAAGAACGATCGTTCATCTTTCACATTGAACTGTCTAACTGAACTCAATGAATATATTCGCCAAAATGGAAAATACATAACCGAAGAACTACAACAAGCATTACCACATTTTATTCTTGACACAAAACCACATTTACAAGCGAAGAATTGTTATGCATTATCTTGGTTTAATCATGGTTTAGGACTTTGTAAAATCGATGGCTCCGATTCAGCTCATCCATCACAATCGGCTGAAATTCGTAAAACATTGAATTATGCCAGACAGAACAACCAAGGTAATATATCCATCTCTCGAACTGGTTACGGTTATAACGGATCACTTATCAAGATAATAGATCATACAGCGACTGTCGAATTATTGAAATACATTCAGGAAGGTTATACCGCTGGAATTAAAACAGTGCTTGAGATATACACTGGATTTGACAGAACACAGGTTATGAAATTCGACGATCCACGACTGACTACTTCTCGTGACTTCTTTTTTGCAAATCAATTTTTGTGTGCAGGAAAATTAGTCCTTTCAGGACTAGATGACCCCGATAATGTTGACCCGAAATCTAAGCCACCTGCGACCCGCGCGTTCATAGCTACTGCCTTTAACATGTCCTTCTCTACCCTGTTGTTATGCCATGGTATTAGACCTGATATCAAGAAATTATACGATTCAATGAAAGTATCTGAGTTAATGACATACACAATGGTTGGCGACGGATGTTTTCCTAATTCTCCAGTTACAGGACTTAAACTTGTTAACTTCTTAAATCAACCAGGATGCCAGTCGGGTGTGTTCTTGAAACATGGATGTGGGATTATTGTTGATACTACTCGTGAGATTATGACCGTGAATGATATTTCATCTCGATTTGAATACAGCGAGGCAGCGCTTGAAGAGGAGTTTGCTATTCCAGTTAACGAACGTGCTCCATCCGCCTCAGTTATTGTTAATCCGAATCCAGGGCTTAACCTTAATCAGGCTTCAACTGAACCTCCTAATGTAGATCATAGAGCGAGGTTAGGCGAGTTCGCCAGTGCTTAGGTCACTAAATCGGCTTTCAACCTTAAACATTGCGTGATAGTGACTGAAAAGTAGGATCATATAGAGC